TATCACGGTGGACGGCGAGATTAAACAGTTCAGTTGCAAGATGGACGTTCCCCCACGCTTGTGGGACGTGAAGAACAGCCGTGCTTCGGGCAAGAGCGTCGAAGCGCAGAGAATCAACCTTGCGGTAGATAAAATCCGTGTGGATGTAAACCGCCGTTATCAAGAACTGATGCAGACGGACGGTTATGTTACCGCCGCCAAACTCAAAGACGCCTATCTCGGCATCGGCGTCAAGCAGGAAACCTTGTTGAAGCTGTTCGAGCAGCACAACGCCGAGTTTGAGAAGAAAGTCGGACACAGCAGGGCGCAGGGGACATTTACCCGTTATCGGACGGTCTGCAACCATATTCGGGAGTTCCTGCCCCATGCCTACAAGCGTGAGGACATCCCGTTAAAGGAACTCAACCTCACATTCATCAACGATTTCGAGTATTTTTTGCGCACGGAGAAGAAATGCCGCACCAATACCGTGTGGGGCTACATGATTGTGTTGAAACACATCGTTTCCATTGCGAGGAACGACGGGCGTTTGCCGTTCAACCCCTTTGCGGGATATATCAACTCTCCCGAAAGCGTGGATAGGGGCTACCTCACCCAAACGGAGATACAGACGCTCATGGACGCACCGATGAAGAACGCCACCCATGAACTTGTACGGAACTTGTTCGTCTTTTCCGTGTTCACGGGTTTGGCGTATTCGGACGTGAAGAACCTCACCGCCGACCGCCTGCAAACATTCTTCGACGGCAATCTGTGGATAATCACCCGAAGAAAGAAAACCAACACCGAATCGAACATCCGTCTTTTGGACGTTCCAAAACGTATCATAGAGAAATACAAGGGGCTGGCAAGGGACGGTCATGTTTTCCCCGTTCCGAGCAATGGCAGTTGCAACAAGATACTCAAAGAGATAGGCAGACAGTGCGGTTTCAAGGTGCGCTTGACCTATCACGTTGCACGTCACACGAACGCCACGACCGTACTTTTGTCGCACGGCGTACCCATTGAAACCGTCAGCAGGCTTCTCGGTCACACTAACATAAAGACCACCCAGATTTACGCCAAAATCACCGCCCAAAAGATAAGTCAGGACATGGAAGACTTGTCGCACAAGTTGGAGGATATGGAGAAGAGTATT